CGCGCCCTGATTCCTCAGATCGCGCATGAAGTTCTGCAGGCCTTCGGTCACATCCTTGACGTAGGTCTTGGTAATTGATCGGTCGACGGCCCACTTATGGCCATACAGGATCGCGTCCATCACCATATCCATGGTTCGCACGCGGGTGACGAATGCCCATTTCGGGTCGCTCGAGCGCGTGCGGTTACCCCAGAGGCGATAGCCATCGTCCCGGATGATGGTGGTGATGTTCGCCGCGTTCAGAAGGTTGGCTCTGCAGGTGGTGTCGCCGTCCAGGAACTCGATCGGGCGCGAGGTACCCGTGATACCGACGAATTCCTTGTTGGACGGTGAGGCCCAGAAACCATATTCATTGTCGGTCCAGGCGAACAGGCCGGCGGTGTAGGCAGAGGCAGCAGCGTCAACCGTGGCGTTCGCTGTGGTGTCCCAATACTGCACACCCGGATCGACCAGAAATACACGCTTGCTGCCAAAGTTCTCGGCATAGTCCAGCGCGGCCTCGTCAGTGGTGTTGGGACCATCAATGATCGCGACGGCTCGGAGCTTGTCAGCCAATGCATCCATGGCCGTGGCGACGGCCTGAATCGAGGAGTGCTTGGGTGCCGCGATCAGCCGTGGCTGGGCATTGAACTTGCTCTTGCCGTCCAGCAGGGCTTGCAAGCCCGTACGCTGCCCGGATACAAGCACCCCGCCGATGATGGCTGAAATTTGCTTCGCTTCATCCTCTTCAACTGCTACTCCGCATCCGATGATGACGGCTTTAGCGCGTGTGTAGATCGCCTGACATGCCTTGGTAATGGCCGCATCAGGCCCCCAGGCCGCTACAGCTTCACGCTCGCTGGTGATCAGCTTCAGCTCGTTGACTGCGGCGCCCGGCGTTCCATCTGCGCCGGGACCAGGCATGAAGGTGTCACACAGTCCAATGATTGATGAGGACGGCAGCGAAATGACGCGCGCCCCAACATCAAGGTTGGTGACCGTGACGCCGTGGAAGAAATCGGTGGAGCTCATTGAGCATTCTCCAGAAAAGAAAAAGCCCCGCATTGCGGGGCAAAGGGTTGACGCTTCGTTGTCCAAGCAGCCTCAGCGCCGCGCTATGGCATCGCCGTAGCTGGCTGACGGCGCGACCGGCCAGCAAATAACAGCCGGAAAATCCTCTTGCCCCTCAACTCTGTTCAAGTCGACCCGGTAGCTCTTCCAGAGCAGTAACGCTTCCTCCTCCGCTGAGGTCGCTTTGCCTAAATCGACTGCGTCCTGCAAGGGAGCGATGCGCAATCCCGCTTCAAAAATAAGTCCGTCCCGAGTGGCTAAAGCGCGGCGTGTCTCCGCCTCTTTCTCGGCGAGCTCGTCAAGCTCCCAGCCGTCATTGCTCCAAACGTAAAAGGGACCGGGACAAGCCTCGACCGTGAGTTCTCCAGGCAGCTCGCCTAGCTGAGTCCACTCTTGAACTTCCCCGCTGTCTTTGCTGTAAATCGGGCCTCGCAGGTCACGTAATTGTTGCGGGGCACCATCGCGCCAAGCCCAGACATGGCCCGGCACGAGGGGAAGTACCTCTCCTAATTCGACGGCGTTGCCGGGCAGCTGTGCGCCGATGCCCGGGATGACTGGAAGTAAGACCGGCCCAGTACAAATGAAATCGTTGTCGAGAAGATAAATGGCCATAACCACCTCATATCACCTTTATTCGGCCGGGAAAGGCGACGTTACGAGGACGTGTTTCAGCCCCTCCGGTCGATCTGGACCCGTACACGCCAACGCCATAGTGGTTCTCATCGCCGCACACAGCATTACCCGCACCACTTCCGCCAAAATCCATGTTGATCGCGGTTACATGGGAATGCGCCTGGATTTCCTGACTCTGAACAGTCCCGGGGTCACGACCGATGTCTACCCCGCGACTCTCATCCAGTACACGTAGAAACTCGCCACGAATTTCCGGCAAACGAAACGTCAGCTCTGAGTTATCAATTCTCCAACAGCCGTCCTTGAAGGCAGCTTGATCGCCTTGGATCAGCATCCCGGACTGTTGCGCGTGATCCCACAACCAGGGCCATTCGGTTCGAATCAGCACAGCCCCGTTTGCCGCCCCATAGCCACCGGGAGGAAAACTGATCGTGGTCTCCATTACAGGTTGGCCTAGCGGGGTATTGTCATATCGACCTACCGGCCACCAGACACCCTTGCCATCGCTGCGCAGATGCCACCAATCACCCGCGCCCATCAGCACAAAGAAAGGGTAACCATAGGGAGTGAGGTGAGTATGGAAGAGGATTCTTTCGGTACCCGATGCTCGAATGGTAAGGCGGTTACCACTGTTATCAAGGCGCTGAACCAGGACATCCCGGGTCCCCACCGTCGTGGTAGCCGGAAGCGTAATGTTCCGATCTCCGTTTTGCGCACTTACAAGCACCAGGCCCATGTCATCACGAGTGAGGAGTCTGGAGTCTTCGACTCTGACTACTTTGGTAGCCAACTCTCCGAGAATGCGTGTCCTCATCCGGTCAACGTAGTCGCGGGTGGAGAGAACGACGCTGGGGTCAATTTTCAACTCGACGTTGCTGGAATTACTCACTAACAGGTTGATACGCACAATCTGCGTGCGGCCAGAGCCTTGAGTCAGCAGCGGCTTGAATGACGGTGCGCAGTTGGCTACGGCAACGAGGTCACCGTCTGCGTCGTAAAGAGCGATTTCCCGAATCCACCAACCTCCAACCTCTGCGGGGATAACCTGTTCCGCGATGATGATAGCGGCGTTTTTCGGGTCGACGCTCAGTTGATTGAGCGGTGCCCTGCGACGCTCATTGAGCAACCGGGTTTGCGTGGCGTCGGGCAGAGGATCTGAGCCGTTGGCGTCCCCTACTCCCATTTGGCTGATATTCCACGGCACGCCGAGCGCGTCGGCGTTCGCCTGCTTTGCCACACCGACATTTGTCAGGATGGCGAAGAACTGCGAATTTTGATCGATCATCCGTAAGTATCCAGTTCATCAATTGTGGTCTCTCGACCGCCCATGCCGTAGCTCCCGCCGACCTCAATGTCGCGCGGCGCGGGCGGGTATATGTCTATTTCATCGCCGTCATATGCGCAGGCTGCGATGCTGAGATGGCCGCTCGTTTCCAGACTTATGGCAAGGCCGGTCACATGTCGCGACACCGGCTTGGCATCATCGATAAGCCATGTCAGCTCTTCGTACATCTCTTCGGTGATGCCTGTTTCGAGTACGCCGACTTTGAGAGCGAACGTACCAGGCACGCCTTCGGGAACCGTCTGCCACCACTCCAATACCTCGATCAGGTAGCCCAAGGGCTCGACGACTCGACGTAACGCCCCAATCGTGCCCTTGTGTGCATGGATGTAGAACGAGGAGCGAATGGCCGCCCGCTTGACCGATTCCAGCCAGGTTTCGTCCCATCGGTCCACGGAGCACTCCCACGCCAGAAATGGCAGCAAGGCAACCGGACAAGTGTCGGGGTTATGGATGTCTCGCAGTGGTACCGGGGTAAAGTCGTCGGTCGCCGCCTCCGCAGCCCTTTCCAGTAGCGTGCTGTTGTTGGGTAAGAGACTGGTCATTCAAGCCCCCAATATCACGCTGTAACCGGTGCAGTACGCCGCTTGGGATTTACTGGGAACGATGTCCTCCCAATCCACCAGCTCCACGCGGCGCACACCAGTGATATGCAGCTGGGCGTCGATTGCGGATCTGGCCACTTCAACGCCTAGCCGCCGACGAGGATTCACCCACGCGGCCAGCCGGTTTTCACACGCTGCCAGAATCGCCTCGTTCTCAGAACCGGACCCGACAGGATGAACAATTGCTTCAATCGTGTAGGGCAAGACTTCTGCGCTTTGCACCGTCAACCGGTCGCCGAGCGGCCGAATGTCGTCGTCGCTTAGATACGCCTTCACTCTCGCTACCAGCTCGGCGTCCGCCGCCCCGTCACCCATCAGATGCTGGAGGGTGACAACGACGACGGCTGGCGAAGGGCTTTCCGCTGTAGCGTCCCCGACCAGCGCTGTCGCATTTCGCGCATGCAAGATGTAGCTGCTGCGCGGACCTGCAGTGGTCAGCCCTTCCCAGCGCATCTGAATGCGCTCCCGAAGCGCGTCGTCCTCCTCCAGCACTTCTGGCGTAGGGGGGACGGTGGTCAAGTCGCTGGCCTGGATCACGAGACGCTGCAGGTTGACCCGCGCGGCGAGGTGATCCAGGTCACCGCGTCTGGCATAGGCCAGCAGCAACGCCTTTGCGGCATCGTTCACGCGGGCGCGATTGGTCATCTTTCGATACGCACCGACCTCCAACAGCTTGACCACTGGATCACTCTCCAGAGCAGCGTTCCAGCCTTCACCCATCATTCGTTCGAAGGTCGCCAGCTCATCCTGGTAGAGGGTTTCGAAGTCCAGCGATTCCAGCACCTCCGGCGCTGGCAAAGTGGACAGATCGACCGGGTTCATGCAGACACCTCCAGAATTTTGCGGTCACCCAGGTAGTCGACGGCAAGCTGAAAAGTGATGGTCCCTCGAAGTACCGCAATCACCCTGATGCTCGAAAGGTCTACCCGTGGCTCCCATCGCCCAAGCGCGCGAGCGGCCTCGGCCTGAACCGCACCTTTCCAGCCTTCGGTCACTGGGAGATCGACGTATCGTCGTAGGCTACTGCCGTACTCCGGTTTCATCCGGCGACTGCCAACCGGCGTGGAAAGGACATCACCGATTGATTGGCGTAGATGCGCCACGCCCGACAGCGGCTTGCCGGTTAACCGATCCATTCCAATCATTTGGCGTTACCTTGGCAGAGGTTCGAAATCGGCCTCGGCGGTGAGATAGGTGAGCAGCTCATCGGTGATGGCCACGATCTTTCCCGCCGCCACCGGCACCGTAGTGCCGTCGGGCAGGATCAGAGTGCGAGAGGTGTAGACCCTGTCGCGAAACACTGGCCTGACGCCCTCTCCCGCTCTTGCCTGCTCGTTAGCAGCGACGGGGGTCGCAGGTGTTTCGTCCGCAGGTGCAGTGTTCGTTTTTTTGGTCGTCATGATTTCTCCAGGCATAAAAAAACCCGCCGAAGCGGGCAACGAGCGAGGTCAATGTGCGTGATTTGGCGTGTTCCCACCGGTGTCGATGATCTTGCCGAGGCCAGTAATATCCTTGGACACGAGCAGTGTGCCGTTGATTTCGGTATTGCCGTTCAGCTTGATCGACGCCGAATCCACTGACACTTCGCTGTCTTTCACGGTAAAGACTGAACCGCCCACTCGAATGGTTCCGGTCCCCGTGGGTAGCGTGATGTCGTAGGTGTTCGCCTTCCAGTCATAAACCAGCGAACCGCCATCCTCAAATCGCCAGACCTCGACGTGGTCGCGGTTATCAGGTTGAGGGAAGTCTTCGCTGTAAAGGCCGGGAATGAATCGGCCAAGTTGCGGTTGGCCGTGCGGGCAGATCAGTGAGCCTTTCTCATTCATGCTTGGCGCCCGCCAGTGACGCGCCTTGCCGGCAGCCAGGCTGTGCCAGCGAACCCAGGGACTGATCCACCCGCGCGAATCGATCCTCACCATGGCCTCTACGGTGTCGATGGCCACAACGTGCCCCGGCATCAACATGGCAGCTATCATCCGGTCATGTTCGGCCAATGCTTCGCGGCTCACCAGACCGCCACGTCGATGTCGACTTGATCAGGGTTCAGTTCCGGCTCAAGAAATGCAGGCTCTGCATCCGGCCAAGGCCATTGCTCTTCACCCAGATAAATTTGCTGGGTCCACTCGACCTTCCAAACGGTGTAGCCGTCCAGCTCCGGCTTGGTCCAGTCCGGACCGGCCTGCGCGAATTCGGCAGCATCCACGTCGTCCAGATCCCAGTACTGCGCACGAAGTAATACTGCCAGCTGTGTCGCCAATTGAGCTGCCTGGTGATGGTGGCGCTCCACCTCAGCAGCAACGATGAGATAGGCCTCCATCCTGCAGGCTAGCCCGACCCGCCCCGTACCGGGGTCCATACCGGGATCGACCTCGGCCAGCTCCAGAAACATTGCCGGCAACCGCACGTGGTCTCGAATGTCCGGCCATGTTGCTACCGTCTGCAAGCCCGGCAACTGTTCACCAAGTCGGCGCTCGATGGTGCTCAGGAACAGGTCCAGCGTTAGTCGCTGGTCATCCATGGGCATTTCCTCGCAAATACTTTTGCAGCTCAAAATTCAGTTCCTGTTTGAGGATCTCCAGCAGTCTTACGTCCGCTCGACGTACCCACGTGTCGAACGAAGACTGCGCCGCCTCGAT